AAACCTCCTAACCATCTATTAGAATAGAATATACTAATACAAAATCAAGGAGGATATATGTCAGCATTTGAACAAAAAATCGCAAAATTAAAGGAATTGGGAATTGATACCCCTCAAGGAATTTTAAGTCTTATAGAATCAGGAGTAGGAGAAAGAGGACTAGATACTGCGGCTGAACGTGATTACTTAGAAGGTATTCTTAGTCAAATACCAAAGCCTAATCTACAGGCATTAGGGAAATTGGGAACAGATGTAAATATAGAAGAATTTTATCAACCTTACACAAATCAATTTCCCGAAGGCTCTGAACGGATGTTCAATGAACAGTATGATAGTTGGAGTCCTTCCGATTTACCAAATCAAATGGATAGTGGGTTAGAGGGTACACAGAACTTAGGCTTACCTAATGGATTACAAACTCCTGCTGAACGTGATTCCTTACAAACTGCCTCATATACACCCGGTTATACTAGCGATGGGTACAACACGAACTGGGGAGGTGGGAAATACAATTATAAGAAAAATGTCTATGATGTGCAGACAATAGATATGATGATTAACTCAGGTGCAATCAACCCAAAAGTAGACCAAATAACACCTCGACCCGATATAGGTGAGGATGCGTACCACGTCAAACTAGCATCGACTGACAACTCATTCTACAATAAGTCTTTGGGAGCATTTTTTCCTTACAATAAGGAGAGTGGATTCACAGGTGGAAGAACAGGAGATGATACATTCAATCAGAACCCATACAAGAATACTAGCAACCCATACTCAGGTTTAAGTTATCCTTGGCAGACTCCAATTCCACTTGACTTCAACAATTACAGTTAGGATACTAATATGGCACTAACTAATTTCACAGGACTCAAGGCGAGTATCGCTGACTTCCTCAACAGGGACGATTTAACGACAGTCATACCTGATTTCATATCCTTGGCAGAGGCACAAATCAACAGAGATGTACGTCATTGGAAGATGGAGGCACGTTCAAGTGGTCAACAGACAGGTGGTGACGAGTACATGCAAATACCTGCTGATTGGGTAGAGACGATAAGACTACACCTTACTGGGAGTGGTACGTCAGTAATCAATCTCATATCAAGAGATGCAATGGCAGATAAACGTCAAGGAGACGAAGACGTAAGTGGTACACCAATATATTACACACATGCAGATAGTCAATTTCAGTTATATCCGACACCATCTGCTGATACAGATTTTGAATTACTTTACTATCAGAAGATACCTTCTCTGATTAGTAATGTAGATAACTGGCTTTTATTAGATTCGCCTGATGTATACCTCTACGGAGCACTTCTACATTCAGCACCCTATCTAGCAGAAGACGAGAGGGTAGCAATTTGGGCACAGATGTATAGTGCGGCAGTTGCTAGATTAAATGAAGCCTCAGAGTCAGCAAGATATAGTGGCTCAGGGTTGAAACTTAAAATAAGAGGATTAGGCTAATGTCATTTACTAATTTTTTAGAAACAGAAATACTAGACCATGTATTTGCAGGAGCGGCTTATTCAGCACCCGGCACTCACTATCTAGCATTATTTACTGCCATCTCAGATGGTGAAGCAGGTTCAGTAACGGAATTGTCAGGTAGTGCTTATGCAAGACAATCAGTTGCATTTACAACTTCAGGTAACACAACGTCAAACAATGCGGCAGTAGAATTTCCAACTGCTTCAGGTTCTTGGGGTACAGTTACTCATGTTGGTGTATACGATGCTTCTACATCAGGCAATTTAATGGCTTATGCGACTTTATCGTCAAGTAAGGCAATTGATACTGGTGATGTATTTCGTGTTCCATCAGGTGATTTAGATATAACACTTAACTAAAACGAGCCAGTTAAATGGCTTTTGAATATAGCGAATCGGTCTATGGTGTAAGAACCTATGGTTCGAGTGTTGGTGAGGTAATAAATGCTTCAGCAACAGTAACAGCCACATCGAGTATTGCCAATGTAAACTGGGTAATAGCGATAGGTGCTGAGGCTTCGCTGACTGCGACATCTACCACTACTTGTAGTGGTGAAGTTGTAATTCTTGAAGAAACAGATGTTCACTCTTATGGTTCAGGTCTATACGGAGCAAACGAATATACCCAAGGTGATTTACAAACCATAATATCAGCGACATCTTCGATTGCTAATGTTAATTACATTAGAGTACGAAATGCTGTTGGTATCGTTGCCGCAGAATCTGCCACAGTTACGGTAGGTGGTTTTACTGCAAATGCAAGTGGCACAATTACAGTTACGAGTGCTACTACTTGTAGTGGTCAAAAGGTTGGGGAAAGAAGTGCATCACTTACTTCTACTTCAGGTGTAACAAGTAATGCTACAGCAACATATAATGATGCTATAACAATAACTGCGACATCTAGTACCACAGCAAGTGCAAGTGGGTTCTTCTTAGAAAGTTCTGACAAGATGGTTTATGGTCATGGGCTGTATGGTATGGAGGTGTTTGACCAAGCAGACCTTCAAACCATTGTCTCTGCGACATCAGTTGGTACAACTTGTACAGGTTCAAAAGTCAATCTCGCATCTGCTACTGTAAGTGTTGTTGCTTCAATTTCAGCAAGTGGTAGAAGAGTACCTGAAGGTTCTGCTTTAGTTAATGGAACATCGACAACTACAGCAACATCAACAGGTAATGGTTCTAGGGTAAGAACGAGTGGTGCGACAGCAACACCTACAGCGACAATCGTTCAAGTTGCAACTAGAGTAAGAGAGAGTTCTGCAACTCCTAGTGCCGCAAGTACAATCACCTCAAATGCTGTAACAGTAAAAGCGGTAGACGCTACGCTTACAGCAACATCAACCATAGCCGCAGTATGTAACAGAGTCAGGTTTGGTTCAGGTGTTCCAACAGCAGTTGCGAGTATAACTGTCTTAGGATTCGCTACGAGAGGTGGTATTGCATCGTGTACTCCGTCTGCTTCATTAGTTGCAGACTCAGAGAAAATTTGGCAAGGTAGTACAACTGCAAGTCCTGAATCATCATTTACAGCAACTTGTAATAGGGTACAGAATGCTTCAAGTATAGTTAGTGTAACATCAGGAACTGCTACAATAGGTAGAGAGAAGTGGGAGATTATTTCATATATATCAGACCCAGATTTTTGGACACAAATAGCGGCATAATATTATGTTAATACCTTTAAAATTACCACCGGGCATACATAGAAACGGAACAGATTTCGAGTCTTCCAATAGATGGCGAGATGCAAGTCTTGTCAGATGGCATGATGGTTCATTAAGACCAGTTGGAGGATGGACAGAAAGAAAAACAAGTGCCTTTGCAGACGCTCCTAGAGCCATGATTTCTTGGTATGACAATTCAAGTGATGCCTATTTAGCAGGTGGTACATACAATAAATTGTTATATATCAATCCTTCACACACAGTTTATGACATTACTCCGGTAGGTCTGACATCAGGTGACTTAGATGGTCTATTGAATCTTGGTTATGGTGGTGGGTTCTATGGGCATGATGCGTATGGTAGAGCACCAACAAGTTCAGGTATCTATCACGAAGCAACAACATGGGCATTAGACACTTGGGGAGAGTACCTTCTAGCATGTTCGTCTAAGGATGGAGAGATTTACGAATGGCAACTCAATACTGGTGTGGTTGCACAAGCAGTTGCTAACGCACCAGTAGACAATAAATCACTAGTAGTGACTGAAGAGAGATTTGTATTTGCCCTCGGAGCAGGTGGTAATCCAAGAAAGATTCAATGGTGTGACAAGGAAGCAAATACAGTTTGGACACCTTTAGCGACAAACGAAGCAGGTGATTTTGAGTTACAGACAACTGGACAGATTATGTGTGGATTAAGAATGAGAGGTCGTACACTTATCCTGACAGATAATGATGCTCACATGGCTGTCTATTCAGGTGCACCATTCGTGTATGGATTCGAGAGAGTCGGTACAGCATGTGGTGTATCATCGAGAAAAGGTGCAGTCGCTATTGATGAGGGTGCATTTTGGATGGGTAAGAGAGGATTCTTCACCTTTGATGGTTCTATTGCCAAGGAATTAGCGTGTGAAGCATCGGATTATGTGTTCAATGACATCAATGAGTCACAAATAAGCAAGGTCTACGCAGTCCATAATTCACAACATAGCGAGATATGGTGGTTCTATCCTAGTGAGGGTAATCTTGAAAACGACAAATATGTAGCACTAGATTACAAAGAAGGACATTGGAATGTTGGTGATATAGACAGAACAGCAGGTGTTGACTTAGGAGTATTTAATAACCCTATTTGGTGCGATGCAGATGGTGATTTATACAACCACGAGACAGGATTCATTCATGGTTCGGTTGAACCTTATGCAGAGAGTGGGGCAATTAGTCTCGGAAATGGTGACCAAATTATGCGAGTGACCAACCTAATTCCTGACGAAGCGACACAAGGACAGGTAAATGTGACGTTCAAAACTAGATTCTATCCAAATTCAGCAGAGACAACCCATGGTGCTTATACTCTGTCTAATCCTACAGACGTGAGATTCTCAGGTAGACAAGTAAGAATTAAGATTCAGGGTGTAGGAAATGAAGATTGGAGGTCAGGAATCATGCGAATAGAAGCGACACCGGGTGGTAGACGATGAGTATTGCAACTCCACCACCACCATTAGGCGATAACTGGAAGACGTGGGGTGAACGTGTGAACGCATTTTTTATGAATACGAGAAGTAAATTACAACACAAGGACGCTGACTCCAAGGCAACTGAAGATGGAATTTTGATGTGGGATGCAACCCAAGACACAGTAGTAGTATCAAAAAATGGTGCTTGGGTAAGGATAGAATTAGACCCATGAATATGAAAAAAACAGGTACAGAATTATTAAGATGTAGGAAGTGGATACAGTCTGCACTAGACAAAGGTGGAGATACTCACGACTTCAAAGACATTGTAGATGGTGTCATTAGTGGTCACATGCAACTGTGGAGTGGTGCAAACGGATGTGCAGTAACTGAGATAATAGTGTATCCTAATAAGAAAATTTTGCATGTCTTTCTTGCAGGTGGTACTCAAGGGCATGGAATTGACCAAATAACGGACATGCATGATAGTGCTGTAACCTTCGCCAAAGAAAATGGTTGCGAAGGAATGAGTGTAAGTGGCAGAGCAGGTTGGAAGAAGATTCTAGCCACAAGGGGATGGAAACAGAAATTCGTAACATTAGCAAAGGAGTTTTAACATGAGTAGCGGTGGAGGAAAGGGAGGCAAAAAAACACAGGAAACTACGATACCAAGTTGGATTCGAGACCCTGCAATTAGAAACTTACAGAGAGCAGAGGCAGTACAACAGTTGCCTTACATGCCCTACTATGGGCCGGAAGTTGCGGCTTTCACACCTGCTCAGAATGCGGCTTTCGATGCCAACATAGGAGCAGGAGAGGCATTTGGACTTCTAGCACCAAACACATTAACAGCAACGAGTGGTATGCCTACTCCTGAAGAATTTGCAGGTGGCTTCAAAGGATACAGTTCTCAGGGTCTATACGACCAAGCATTGGCTGAACTGAAAGCAAAACAACCGGGTGCTGTAGCACAATACAATGCACTCTTCGGTAATGCAGTACCTGCACCTAGTTATCCTAGTAGTGGAGGAGGTCGATTCAGAGGAAGTGCAAATTTTAACCCAAATCCATCAAGAAAACCTCAACTACATTATTTGGATAGTGGTTTGGATGACTTAAATAACATGAACTTTGGAGTTGACCCAATACAAGTAAGAAATCAAGCAAAACAAAGGGCAAACGCAAAGCCAATTCCTTGGTCACAACCAAATAAAGGAAAAAAAGTGAAGGTAACAGGAAAAGGCTTTGGTCTTATTTAACAGGAGATAATTATGGCAGGACAAGCACCCGGTGGTCAAACAACACCACCAAACATTAACAGCCTAGCCGCTCAAGGCATACAAGGTGCAGGGTTAGGAAGTGCGGCAGGTATAGGATATTCACCTTTAGCAGTTGGTGCAACAAATGTGTCTCCAAGTCAATTTAATGTAACAGGGACTAATGTAACACCGACTAATGTAACAGGGACGAATGTAACACCAACTAATATCACAGCAGGTCAACTAGGCACTACGAATCTAAATCCTTACCTGAATCCATACACGACTAATGTCATTGATGCTCAACAGGCAGATATATTAAGAGGTGCGAACATAGGACTTGACCAGTTAGGTGTACAGGCTCAAATGGCAGGTGGATTTGGTGGTTCAAGACATGGTATAGCCATGAGTGAGATGGGTAGAGGTGTCGCAGACTTGATGGGACAACAAGCGTCAGGGTTGAGACAAGCGAACTATCAACAGGCTCAACAAGGTGCCATGCAAGATATTATGAATAAATATAATGCTGACCTAGCAAATCAACAGGCAGGACTACAAGGTCAATTAGCCAACCAACAAACAGGTCTACAGGCCGCTCTTGCTAATCAAAGCACAGGATTACAAGGTCAATTAGCAAATCAACAAGTAGGATTACAAGGTCAACTTGCTAACCAACAAACTGGTATGCAGGGAGCATTGGCAAACCAAAATGCACAGTTACAAGCACAACTTGCTAATCAGGGAGCAGATTTATCAGGAGCAGGTCATAGACTAACCTCAGCAGGTCAGTTAGGACAAATGGCAAACCTTGGTTTTGGAATGGGACAGACAGTCGCTCAGAACCTAGCAACTCAGGGAGCAATGCAACAGGCTCTACAACAAGCAGTATTTGATAAAGCAAGTCAGAAGTATGCTCAGTACACAGGACATCCTGCACAATCACTACAGTATCTGAATGATGCACTAGGAGTTACACCAAAAACCCCACAGACAGTAACATCAACAAAGACACCGGGTCTGTTTGATTACCTGACATTGGGTGCTTCGATGAAGGCAGGTCAACCTTATAACTATGCACCATAGGAGAATAAGATGAGTTTAGGACTAGGACAAATGTTGGGAATGGGAATACTCGGACAATTCTTTGGTGGTGGTGAAAATAATAACGAACAAGGACTGTTGCAACAGAATCAGCAACAAGGTCAAAACCAAGGGTTCAACCTGAACAACATGAGTCCGGGTCAATGGGCGAATACTGCTATCGCATTAAATTCAATGCGACTAGAACCTGATGCAAACCTTGCTACTGCAATGAGGGAGAGAATTGCATCATCCCAAGAGAGTGGACAAGCAGAAAAGACTGCACAATGGTTAGATGCCTATGTAACTGACGAGTATCCTGAAGGTAGAGGAGATTTGGCGAAATTAGTTCGAGCAGGTGTGTTACCACCTGTGGATGCAATCAAATCTGCACAGGAAAAAACAACACCTTCATCATTTATGGAGAAACTTCATGTGTTGCAAAATCCTGAAGAATACGGATTTACCCTAGAATCATCAGAGATTGTGGCAGGTATAAAAGGTCTAATTGGTATTGCAAGTCCTAATGCAATGGAAACTAAGTTCTCTCTTTACGAACAAATGCTAGAACAATCAGGTGGTGACCCTACCAAGATAGACCAAACTAAATTGTCTATGCTTGGTATTTCACCTGATAAATTACCTGAGTTCAGAGATAAACTAAATCAAATTGATGAATTTATTCTCGCCAATCCTGATATATATACAGAAGAACAGATAAGGGATTTCAAAATCAAGATTATGACAGGAATTGCTCCTGATGATGGTGAAACACCTGCATTTAAGACTCTTAAACTAAGAGCAGAATCAGCAGGACTTAAAGAAGGCTCAACTGAATGGAATAACTTTATGCTTACCCATGGACAGGGTGATGTTACAGATATAGATATTGATTTAAGTGAAGACAAATACTCAGATGCATACGCTAAACAATTAGCAACAATAACAACTCAGGAAGATGTTGATTTTATTAAAAATGCTAATGGTGCTATAGAAAATATAAGGAAACTAGATGGTGTATTAGATATTTTAGAGTCAGGGAAACCGATAACAGGTGTGATGGCTGATTATCGTCTAATAGTATCGAGATTTATGGCATTCTTCGGTAGTGACGAGGAGATGAGACGAGCAACAAATACACAGTTAGTTCAAGCATTCTTGGGTAGTGATGTATTCCCAATGATTAAACAATTGGGTATTGGTGCTAGAGGTTTAGATACACCTGCTGAGAGAGATTTCTTGATTAGTGTTATGACAGGTGAGATTAAGATGGAAAGAGATGTCTTAATAAAAATGACCAAACTGAGACGTAAGTATTCTGAAAGAATGATTGCTGACTATAACCAAAAACTTAAAGATGGTTGGTTTGCAAACTACACAGAAAGTACACAGAGAACTTTAAACCCTATTGAACCTCCAGTAAGAGAAAGCATAACTGTAACAAGTCAAGACGCAGACTTAATCAATCAGTACAGGTAAATATGGAAATACCTAGCAAAACAGAACTCGAACAGATGCTCTTAAAGGCTCATAATGCAGGTAATATTGAAGATGCTCGTGCTTTTGGAGAAATGCTTAACAAATATTACCCTAAAGAGGCAACAGTAGCCTCTCCTATAATTGCTGATATATCACGGGAAAACCTAGTATCACAGTTAGAGGATGCATCTACACAAGTTCTAACTAACGATACTGGACAGGTAGTGGAAACACAGGATGTTGCTGAGGGTGTTGTCGAAGAAACAAAACCATACACGATACTTGCTGATTTTGAGGATGGTCGATTTGTTTATGAAATGGCTAATGGCACACGAGGCTATATTGACCAAAAAGAAGGATTCAGCACTAGTGAGCCTAAATATATAGAATCTGCTTTGGCTGAATACGAGGCTAGTCTTAAAGGTGCATACGAAGGAGAAACTGTAGCAGACTTACGCAAGTATGACGATGCAAAAAATATATACGACCAAAGTCCGGGTATGGCTTGGTTAGATAGATTTGCACAATCACCATTGTTTGTTGGCAAGGGTATGGATGAGGCGGCAGGTTTTGTAGGTGACTTACTGGGCAAAGATGGTGAGAGAATTAAATCAGATATTGAAGCAAGGGCAGATGCGTATGGAGTTGTAAAACCAAAGTCTGCTATGGCTACAGATATTGGTGGTGCTATTGGAACAGCAATACCTGTAATGTTTGCAATGCCCGGAACTTTCTATGCATGGTTAGCAACTCTACCAATAGCGACAGGAATAGGAGTTACATCTCTTGCAAGTGGTGGATTTAATGCAATAGAGGGTGCTGTAAGTGGATACCTTGGTGGTGAAGAAGGACAAAGACAGACCGATGCAATAGATTTAGCAATGAAACAAGGCATGATAGGAACAATGGCCGGCCCATTAGGTTGGTTAGCACCAAAATGGATAGCCTATGGATGGAACAGAGTAAGAAATGGAATTTTAGAGTCACCTATTGATGTGATACAGGACGCATTCGGAATGAGTATAGGGGCGGCAAAAGTTTTAAAAGATACATTGCTAGAGTCAGGTGAAGACTTTATGACTGTTTTGAGAAATATGAAAAAGGGTGGTAATCAGCAAATGATAGCAGATGCTACAGAGGCTACAAAAGTCTTAACAGATGCAGTAGGAGCGGCAGGTGGAGAGGCTTCAGAAATAATCCAAAGAAATATTCTTAATAGGTCACAACAGGCTTCAAGCACATTAGAAAAGAGTCTAGATAAAAATCTTGCTACTCTAGGAGACATGCCCGGTACTAAAGGTGTTAAAAAGGATGCCAAACAGGTAGCACTAGAACAAAAACAAGCAACACAAAAACCAAGGTCAAAAGCATATAAGGATGCCTATGAATATAAAGTTGACTATAACTCGGCAGAGGGGAAACAAATATTAGAGGTGTTACAAAGAATGCCTGTAGATTTAAAGCGAGCGGCTCTTAAAGAGGCTAATGACATCCTTAGAATGAAGGGTGATGAATTTGGGCAGATTAACATGGTAGTTGGCGATGATGGTTTATTTAAGATGGTCAACAACCCAAATATGTTGCAACTGGATTATTTCAAACGTGCATTGAGTGATTTAGCATACGACCCATTAAAGAAAGGTGGTCTATCTTCACACGCAAATACTATGAGGTTTGAGTTGACTCAGGTTTTAAAGAAAATTAACCCTAAGTATGAAAAGGCACTCAAACTAGGGCAAGAAAATATAACTAGAAATAATGCTATAGAGATTGGAGAGGAAGCACTTAAAGGTAAGACAACTGTTGCATCATTAGCGAGAAAACTAAATGATAAAAACATTGGTAGAGAAGAACGTGAAATGGTGGCTTTAGGTGTTCGTGCTGAATTAGATAGAATGATTGGCAATGTAAAGGCAACAGCGACAAAAGGTGCTGATGTTCAAGCAATGCAAAAACTATGGAAAGAGTTATCTAGTAAATCAGCAAGACAAAAATTACGTTTGCTGATTCCAAACACGAAAGAATACAAGGCTATCATTAAAGAATTAGATAAAGCAGAAGCCGCACTAAATCTACAAGCCGCAGTTAATATGAACTCTAAAACACATATTAGAGGAGTAATAGAAGCAAGAATTAAAGAGAGTTCAGAGGGTGGTGCAATAAGAGCATTTATGCAGGGACAATCAGGCTTGGCTGAAACAAGTGGACGATTACTTGATAAAATATTTAGGTCGGAAGTTATAGATAAAAGGCAAATGGCGATAATTACAAAGGAACTCGCTAATGCAATGACAGGAATTAAAGGCACAAAAGCACATA